CACACCAAAATTCAACAGCTAGAGCTTCTGTTACTAGCTATTCACCTGAACCAGAAGCAAAGCAACCTGAAAACAAAACTGAAGAGAAAGAGTTTGAATCGCTAGAGGAAGCTCTTACAGGAGAATAGCAATCCCGTCCGTTCATCCCCCACTTGGGGACGCATGACTCCTAAGCATGGAACGGGGCTTAGGTATATGGAGATTACAATGCAAGTAACTTACGTATATCGTGGCATTGCTTACAAAAAATTTGTTAAGTGAAATTAAATTCATGTTGGGCTGCAATCATTTCGATTGCGGCTCTTTTCTGTTTTATAGAATGGTCACATGTTCTATATCACATGAGACAAGAGGCACCTCAGAGTCGGACCTCTTCTCAATTGGCATTAGCCCTTACGAGGATACCTTCTGCCGTCTAGACGGTGTGGATAGACACACATAAAAACTCGAGAAAAATTAGTACTAAGCAATATTAACATTTATTAATCCATATCAATGGCACAACAGAATAGCACATTAACAACGGCTTTAACAAGCCCCGGTGCTGATAACGGTGCTGCCTCTACTACTGCTGCTAGAAGAGCTCTTTATTTAAAGCTGTTCAGTGGAGAAATGTTCAAAGGCTTCCAGCGTAACACAATCGCTAGAGACCTTGTAATGAAGAGAACCTTAAAGAATGGTAAGTCACTTCAGTTCATTTTCACAGGTAGAACAACAGCCGAGTATCATACACCCGGAAACAGCATACTAGGTAACACAGATGGTGCACCTCCAGTAGCTGAGAAAACCATAACTTGCGACGATCTATTAATCAGTTCTGCGTTCGTTTATGAGCTAGATGAAACACTAGCACACTATGATCTAAGAGGAGAGATCTCTAAGAAAATCGGCTACGCATTAGCAGAGAAGTATGACAGAAAGATCTTCAGATCAATCACCAAAGCTTCTAGACAAGCTAGTCCTATCACTAAGACTAACTTCGTTGAGCCCGGTGGTACTCAGGTTCGTGTAGGTACAACTACAAACGGATCTGATGCTTACAGCTCTACAGCTTTAGTAAACGCTTTCTACGATGCAGCTGCTGCACTCGACGAGAAAGGAGTTTCTACTGAAGGTAGAGTTGGTGTGTTGAACCCAAGACAATACTACGAATTAATACAAGCTGTTGGTTCTAGTGGTCTTATCAACAGAGATGAGCAAGGTGACGCATTACAGTCAGGTAATGGTATCATCGAAATTGCTGGAATCAAGATCTACAAGTCAATGAATATTCCATTCTTTGGAAGATTCGGTACTAAGTATGGTACAGGTTCTGCAACAAACCCCGGAGTAACAGATCCCGGAAACACAGGAAGCTTCACAGAAGTTACTATGGTTGACGAGACAGCTGGCTCAGGTGCTGTTAAAACCGTAAACAACTACGGTAATGGTGACTCTAACTTCGAGAACTCATGCGGACTTATCTTCCAGAAGGAAGCTGCTGGTGTTGTTGAAGCTATTGGACCACAAGTACAGGTAACATCTGGAGACATTTCAGTTGTATACCAAGGTGACGTAATCTTAGGTCGCCTAGCAATGGGAGCAGATTCACTTAACCCTGCTGCTGCTGTCGAATTATTCGCCGGTACAGCTACTAAGCCTGCTGCTTTCTAATTTTTATTTTTTATACGGGAGCTTCGGCTCCCCTTTTTTTATGGCTACCACAACTATTGACACCGATACCGAACTATCCGCAGTGAACTCTATACTGGGTAGCATAGGTCAAGCACCAATATCACAATTAAAAGATCCATCCACTGGAGTAATATCCAACGCTAACCCAGAAATACAATTTATATACAACTTATTACGTGATGCTAACGTAGACGTACAATCGGAAGGTTGGCACTTCAACAGAGAGCGTCATGTAAAATTTAATGTAGATTCAACTACAAATAAAATAGCAATATCTAATGACATAGTTAAAATAGATTTACCAGATAACTGGACTCGTAGGACTTATAACTTTATCAGACGTGGAGGATTCTTGTATGACAAAATGGATCATACAGATGAATTTACAGAGTTTACAGATATCGAGTTAGATGTAGTCAGATTATATAATTATGAGGACTTACCTCCTGCATTTAAGAGATATATAATTTATAGAGCGTCAAGAATAGCAGCAACGCAGCTTGTAGCTAATCCAAAACTTACTGAATTACTAGCTCAACAAGAAGCATTAAGTCGTGCGGCTCTTATGGAATATGAATGTAATCAAGGTAATCACAGCATGTTAGGATTCCCAGATGACACAGTATATCCTACATATGAACCTTGGAGGAACTTAGCAAGATAATGGCAGGCATTACACAAACTATCCCTAACTTTATTGCAGGGATTTCTGGACAAGCAGATCACTTAAAATTCCAAGGTCAGGTTAGAGATATTGTTAACGCAATACCTGACCCAACTTATGGTTTATTTAAAAGACCCGGTGGTGCAAGAATAGGCACTACGCCTTTATCTAACGTACAGTCTGGAGGTTCTTGGTTTCATTATTATAGAGATGAAAGTGAAGGTTCTTATATAGGACAAGTTGCAGCTGATGGACAGGTACGTGTATGGCGTTGTAGCGACGGTCTATTAATGACTACTAGCTATACACATGATGGTACAAATCATCAAACAACAGTAACAAATTATTTAGCTACCAGTGAACCAGAAAACTTACAGTTCCTCACTATCAATGATACTACATTTGTTTCAAGTAGGGACACTACTAATTCTAATACTTTAATAGGACAGACTGGTACTACAGCTGATAGACCAGAAGCTCATTGTGCTATGATTGAGCTAATGCGTACTGAAAACGGTAGGCAGTATGGTCTTAATATATTTGACTCTACATCTACAGGTAACTTAACTACTATTAAAAGAGCTACAAAAATTAAAATCACAGGTAATAGTTATGACGAGTCAGATGGTACAGGGCATTGTCCCGGTATAGGTACTGAGGTTTTTGCAGCTACAGCTAAAGGCAGTTATGGAGCTACTGAAAATATTACACATGTAAAAAATAGCAGCGGTACTACACTTACTACAGGTAAAGATAACTTAGTATTTCGTTGCACAGCTTTAGGTCAACAAGGTGTTAGCCCTAACTATAATGCTGCTGCTGAAGGTCCGGGTGGAGATAACTACAGATGTAGCTATAATCTAGAAGTAACTTTACTACATGGTGGTGAAGGTTGGGACGTTGGAGATGTTGTACGAGTAGTTCCAGACGCTGCTGATGAAGCCGCTGCCGGTGACAGTCAAGCATACTTAGATGTTTCCGTAACAGAAATAGAGACTACACAAGTTAAAGCTACATTGACGAATAATGGAGACGGTTTAGTACGCCCTTCGCCTACTCCTTTTGATGCCGATACTGCTGTAACTGCTGATACTATATTAGCTGGTATTGTTGATCAGCTACCATCTGGTGTCACCGCTAAAGTTATAGGACCGGGTATATATCTATCCAGTAGCTCGGCATTTAATGTGGAAGTAGCAGAAGAAGACCTTATGAGAGTCTTTCAAAAAACAGTAAACGATGTTTCATTATTACCTAATCAATGTAGACATGGTTATGTAGTAAAAGTAGCTAACGCTAGAATGTCTGATGAAGATGATTACTACCTTAGATTTTCTGGAGAAAATAATTTAGATGGAGCAGGGTCGTGGAGTGAATGTCCTATACCCGGTATAACTGATACATTAACTAACATGCCATTAGTTATACAACGTACAGCTGCAACTACATTTACTGTTAGACCTTTTACATATCAAACACGTAGAGTAGGAGATACAAATACTAATCCTATGCCTACATTTGTAGGACAAAGAGTTAATAAAGTACTATTTTTCCGTAATAGATTAGCAATATTATCTGGAGAAAATGTTATTCTATCCAGACCGGGTACATTAGGTACACCAGATTTCTTTATAGAATCTGCCTTAACTGTATCAGCTAGTGACCCTATTGATATATCCGCTGCGTCTATGTTCCCATCAGATC